GGCATATGTATCTGTTCATGATTTTCTCCTTTTGCTGTTAACCTACGGGTATTCTCTCGCTGTTAAACGATACATACCGGAAATGTTTTTTGATGTCGTTTTCCGCTTCCATCGTCATTCGCCTTCAACTCGAACTTCTTCCACCGAAAAAGCCTCTGATGCGTCGATGAAAACCTCGGCAGGTTCTTTGTCTTCGCCGTCTATGTAGATTTTTACCTCTTGGGGAATGGCGCAAAGCGCTGTCTCGATTGCTCTTTCTCTGCACTCCGCCAACAATTCCCCCTCGTGCAGAATGGCTCCCTCCGGTAGGCTGACTTGCACCTCTAAATCCAGCCGAACTATGATCGTGTCCATCATTCACTCCTGTTAAATTCTCCCGCTGTTAAATCGGGAGGCGTTTTTTCTACCTTCTCCCATTTAATCCTCCTCCACGCTTATCTCTAAAGAGTGGCCCCGCCGGCCCGGGGCCTGTCATCTTTGCCGGAATCGGCCTCCGACCACGACACAGTAACCCAGGTTCGCGGATTGTCTTTATCATGAATCAAACGTGATTCGTCCCATGAAACTATCTGCCGGTCATTTTCCCAGACGATACCTTCAAGACAATCACCCACGCTTTCCAACACGCCGCTTAAATCCGGACGTTGTCCTTTGTAAAAAACAGAAACTTTTACATGAACATCACAGGTTAGTTTTAGATTTCCGCCTTGCTCTATCGCATACTTTCGTGCTTGCTTTTCCCACTTACGATAAGCTGTTGACGGTATAATTATCCACCTGCCACCGGCCTTAACTATTGACTTAGAATTCTTCTTCGACCGGATTGAACCGGGCAACACTAGCATTAGTTCAGGCATTTTCGCTCTCCGCCACGGCCTTCTTTACCTTTTCTTTAAGCGTTTCACCTGCCGCCGGAGGTGTCGCCACATCAAACCAGTCCGCCGGGCCGCTCATGCCGTCTTTGAGGCTGTTATAAATTTTCCTTAACTGAACCACCTGTGCTGGCGTGATCGTGTCAAGCCGCCTCTGAATCCTCTGCTCAATCTGTTCCTTCGTCACCTTATACGCCTCAAACGACGCGACCAGCTTTTTAAGGTTTTCAGGCGTAATATCGGCCTTAGCTTTGAGCGTTTCCTCGCATTGCGCGACAGCCGCCTCAACCACATCGCCCGGAATAATACCAAGCAAGCAGGCTCTTAACCGCCGCGCCCCCTGATTGGCAACAAGCTCATAAATGTCCCGCGCGTCCTCGAGCGCATACTTTCCGCGCTTCGTGTGCCGTTCGTGCTTAACTTGAAATGTCTTGCTCTGGCGCACATTCGTTTCCAAGTCCCACGCAAAAGCCTCAACCGTGCTTTCGCCCCCGCGCTGCTCTAATTCCCTGACGCCAAACTGAACATTCCCCCATGCCTGCGCCATAGCTTCTGCAAGCCTGATACTTGGCCCAGTGATCTCATTGCCACCGCGTGCGTAACTATAAAGCGCCTGTTCAGCCAATCCCGGCCTCTGGCAAGCCGTTAGAATGTTATCCAATGCCGCAATAGGATTGCGCGGAAAACGCTTTGCCAGCACCATCGCCCCTTGCACCTCGCTGATTGCCCGTTCCTGTTCTACCGCGACCGCTGCCGCCGGCACCGTCGCGACCTTGCCTTCAATTAGCTCTTTTGTGTCCATTGCTTAACCTCCTCTAATTATTTCAATAAAAACCTTCTGCTTCCCTCGCCTGTTTTCAAATACTTCTGATAAAGGTTCGGGTGATCGGCCTGAAAAGCCTTTGTGTCAAACGCCTTACGCCCGGCGCTCAATTTGTAAGTCAACAACGCCGTTCCGTCCGCGTCAACCATCGTGTCGGCATTTTCGCCGAGTGAAGTGATCAACCGTCCCTTCAAAGCCTCGTCCTGTTCTTTTAAAACGTCTAACTGCGCCCGGATCGCTTTCAGCTCGTCAATGATCGCCACTTCGCCGGCGCTGGCAACCATCGCCCCCTCGGCTTTCGCCTTACCAAATCTGGCCACGGCATCGGCATAATTAACCGGTTCCGGCGGCCTGCCTTCAACCACCCGCGCCCAAAATGTAGCACAGGCGTCAATAATCGCCTCTGCAATCTCTTTGTCCGCCTCAACCTCATATAGGCAAGGCGGCGCTCCGCCAATCGACACCGCCACGTCCGCCACTTCATAACCGGTGATAGTCATGTAGTGGTGAACCTGCAAAGCATAATAATCAGGTATGGCGTCAGTGCCAGGCTCGCCCCAACCTTTGCCGTAACGCGCTGTTTTTATCTCTACAACGCGACGATCCTCCGTGTAGCCGTCAAGATTAGCAAGCATGTAATCATATTGCTTGTGTCTCAAAATGCCCTCAGGCCTGAATACTGGCCGTCCTGTAACGTCGCTATACCATTGCCGGATCGTCGGCTCTAGCCTGATACCCCAATCGGTCGCTTCGTTTCCGGTAAAACCTTCCGCCTCACCTCGTTTTTCCTGATACACCTGATAAGGCGTTCGCCACGGTGACAGCCCCATGATCGCCGCGATGTCGCTACCGCCGATCCCCTTGCGTCGCTCGTTATGCCATTTTTCATTTGTCATTTTTCATGCCTCCTTTTTTGTTGGGTTAAGCATTCCCCGTAAATGTGCATTTTCAGCCTCCAGCTTTTTGATCCGCGCCTCATACTTGGCCTTCTCAACTTCGATGCTTAACAGTAGCCCGCTTGCTTTATGTATAGCCGCTGTTGCCATATGAACCGCGTTCATGGCCTCCATTAATAATTCTTCCATGTCACTCCTCCAGTAAAATAATAGCCGCGGCAATGTAATTTAACGCCCCGTGCAGCTCCGCGATCGCTGCCTTTTTGTCAAGGCGCCCTGACTCGTAAATTTTCTTTACCGCCTGAAATAACGGCCCGGCGCATTTATGGCCAGCCAACCGTCGGCTGATCTCGCATATTTGCTGTTTCTCGAACGGCTCGCCTGAACCATGTCTGATAGCCCCCTTGCCCTCACTGGCCTGATTGATAGCTCCCGCAAAAACCGATCTTAATTTGTCATAATTCATGCCAGCCCCCAGGCAAATAAAACAACCAGCCCGAAAGTCATTAAAACCACCGCGCCGCAGGCAAGCATATAGCCAGCCTTCTTCCATGCCGATGGTTCATCCTCATACAACCGCGTTGCAAACATATAATATTTGCCGTCACGGTCCCGCCTGATAACAACTTTGTTCATAATGCCTCCTTTTTTTGTTGCCCCCATAATACACTATTGCTTTTTTGTGTCAAGCGTTTTTTTCACTTTTTTTCAAGTTTTTATAAGTTTATAAATTCAATTACTTGCACAAAAAAGCCCGGAGTTTTCGCCCCGGGCATGAAAAAAATCATTTATTATTTGTTTTTCATAGACCGTTTGATATTAATTTTTTCCGTAGCTGTTCGTTTTCAAAACGTAAAGCGTAATTGATTCTTTGCTGCCTGCGTTCTTCTGCGTCTGTTTCAACACCAAGCACGCACCACCAGAAGTATGGGCACCACCAGCACATCATGGCGCTACCTGTTCTTTTGGTTCGGCACTTGGCCTTGTGGCGGATCGCCCAAATGTCTTAACCGCCCATTCCCACAGTTTCGCCCTCGGTCTAATCATGCCGTCCTCAACCATTATTTCATAAAATAACTCGTCAAAGTATTCCTTCCATGTTGGCTCAATCTTTCCAAGCCTGATCAACTGATACCCAGCGTCGTGCACCGCCGCGCCCGCCATTGAGTCAAGCATGTCAATCGTCGGCCCGGAAGCACCGTCATAAGCATAGCCCGCATGTATGGTCAACCAGCCCGACGGCTCCAACGTCACCAACGGTATGACTACCGCTGTATTATTGACGTCCACCGTCTGCCGCGTGATCCGACGAGTAAAAGGCGGCCTGATCTCTGTCTTTATCCGAAACGGCCGCGTGATGACGTATTTATACCCGGCTTTAAAATGCAGACATTTATCGCGCTCAATCATAATTATACCTGTTCTATAAAAACATTAGTATTACTACGACCATTGTTAGTAATACTTTTGTCATATTAGTTTCCCCCCTTCAATGATCGTCGCGATTCTCCGCGCCCTGTCAGGTGTTTGCCTTGCCCATTTGCTGTCAAGCAATTCCCGCGCCGCCTCCATCCAGTCCTCGCGTTCGATCGCCGCGTTTGCCCGCTTGAAACTCTGAACCTTTGAATAGCCTAGTTGAAATAAAAAGTTTATCAGCGCCATCTGCCGCGCTTTATTCATTCGTCCGAAGTTCCGGTATATAGCTTTTGCATCGCCTTCTGCAATTTTAATATCCTCTTTAAGTAAATAATCCGCCATTTCATCGGTAATAGCCCCGTTCACCGTCAAATGCCCTTTGACACCCGGCGGCAACCCCAGCGCGTCAATATTATGACCGACGCCGATAGTCTTTGCCCCACTTGGACAGTAATAGACCTCCAACCGCCGCCCCTCGTCGCGCTCTATAAACTCCTCAATGGTCATCATTATCACCTAGTCAAGAACAACATGAGCCCGGCAATATACGTTGCCTTCATAAATTCTAAAGTTCTTCACCCACCCGCTACTCGCCGCATTGTTGCACCAGCAATACAACTGACACAAATCGCCGGTCGTCCAACCTGATATATCCTCTGAATATGTTGTGTATTCAGTGGGATTGCCTGAACTTTTGTCCCTTTGTGTCCCGACCGCATCGCCGTTACGATATATTTGCCCGCTCATCGTTCCCGACACCCGTGACAAGTCAAATTTAATTCTAAACGTGCCGGGCCTTGGCATAATAATTTCCTTTATCTTCGTTTTCGCCGTGCCGCTTTTGTCCCTCGGCGTATCGACTCCAATGATAAAATAGTCACCTGCAATAGCAGATGCCGGAACAGCTGTCGCATTACCGGGCATCGCCTGTGTCGCACCAGTTCCTAAAGTCCTCAATGACGCCGTTCCTGCCGCCGCATCTTTTATCGCCGCCGCAATCATCGCACCGGTAATATCACCTGACAGACTCGACAGAACAGGTTTATTGCTTGCCATATCCCATACGCTATACCACGCATTGTTTGCTTCGTTTCGTATTTTCAATAAATGGTTGTCCGTGTCCAGCCATATCTGGCCCGGCTGTGGATTTGCCGGTGCACTTGTTCCTGCGAATGACTTTTTAATCTCGGTGAAGTTATCTTTTATCTTTCCCACGTCGTCGGACACCTGATTCCCCCATGCCGGTATGTTATCAGTCCATGCCATGTCTTATCCCTCCTTGCCGCCCAGCTTAACGTCTTTTAAAACATCGTCTATTTCGCGTTGCACTGCGTCTAGGCGCGTTTTTTCTTCAAGCCATGTATTAACCCTTGATTTAAACTTTCGCGCCGCCTTATCGCCAAATTCTTTATCATCCGGGTCATAAGGCAATGCCGTCTTCGCAATAACAGTGTCGCCGTCCATCAACTGAACATACGCGACATAAATCTTCCCTTGCGGGACTACATTCACACATTCTAATTTCAAAGCCATTTTCTTAACTCCAATAAGCCGCCGTCATGTTAAGAGTCTTGACGCACATATGCGTCCCGTCGTTTGGGTCGGTGATCGTAAATTCAACCTGAACATACCTGGCAGACACTTCCGGTGCCGCCAGCTCGAAACCGGTGATCTCATTAAGTGGCGGCGACGTTTCACCATAGATCAATTTTGCCTTGACACCGCCTACAACTTCCGGCGCCCAGGCCTGAAACCATCTCGTCGTTCCGGCCAGCTTATCACCCCATTTATCCGCCGCTCCAAATACCGTTGCCCAATCCATCGCCCCGGCAACCGTTTCAATTCGGAAGTCACCCCATATTCGTGCCGTGATTATTTCGCCGAGGTCATAAACAGGCGAAGTCCATGTGCCGGCCAATACTCCGCCGGTATGACTGCATTTCAAACAATCTTCGCCGCTAACAGTTCCATGTTCTGTATTGTCGTGAGTTCCAATATCATCATAGTCCCAATACCACGAGTCAATAATGCTGTAATGTGCGGGGCCGAAGACAGTCACCTGCGTGCCGGTCGCATTTGCTGAATAAACACCGGCGTTTGTTATCGCTTTAATCCATAGAGTGAGCAATCCGGGCCTTACCCCGACAAGTCTAATGTTCGGCGTCTCATTTTGCCCGACCATCGCCCCGCCAGTCCATGACTCGCCTGACCGCACTTCGTAACCGAATATATCAGGGCTTGCAATCTCGTTTGCGAAGATACTTACGCTGTCACCCGAGGCAATAGCCGTTAATCCAGTTACGTCCGGCGGCACACCCGTTGCTCCTGATACAACGTGCGAAGCAATAGCCGCATTGTCCATATCCGCCTTTGAACCCCATATCGAAACCGGCACTATCCTAGCATAATAGGTCTGACCTTCCTCAACCGGATCAATGACGTAATTGTCCTTGCTCATCGTCATATATTTCCATTCTCCGTCCTCGCCTATTTTCAGCCACGCTTCGCAGTAGTCAACCCAACCATAGTCACCCGGTATTTCGTAATTGACGAGCAGCCGCGTAAAAGTCCGCCCACGGTAATCATATTGCTGTTCTGTTATGGTAACATTTGCCGCCTGCGGGACTTCCTGCCCCGGCCCCGGGAGAACGGTATCGTAGAACACCTCCGGCGCAATCTCATAAGTGTCGTCGTAGAACTGCGTCAGTTCTTCCTCAAGTGACAAGGTGACAACACCGTCGTTTGCAAGCGACGATCCGGTGATCCGCATGATTTTCTTGTGCCAACCTGGACGTGAATGTGTCAACCATATCAAGTCATGCGGCTCCAGCAGCATTGTCTGCGAGTGCGAGTGCAAAGATGCTGTCTTATTTATCTGCAAGCGTTCAAGAAAATAATTCGCCATCTTCATCACGTTATCCGTCGAAGTAATCGCAGGCACGTCAATTTGATGTTCCTTCACATATCCGTCCCTTGTCTGTGCCTCCAAATCGGCCAGTTGATAATCGTCGTCCGTGTATAGCTTGCCCGGATTAGTCCACCTCATTCTAACGGCATTAGGCGTGTCGAATATAGACGGCTGTCGGATTGATAAAGTCGTCGCACCGCTCTGTTCTATTACAAGACTTTCGTCTATTTCCATCACCGGAGTTTCATAATTCAAGTCACGGAACTTTATCTTGTATGTATCCTCCGAGAAAAGCAAAGCACCTCTAAAGGTTGACAGTATGCGTTCAAGCATATCAACTGCTCGCTCATCTGCGTTAAAGCAATAATCGCAAGTCCATCCTTTATCATCGCAGTAATCGGCGGCTTCCTCGACAGAAGCATCATCAACTCTTAAAGCGTCTATGCCCATGACATTAATAATAAAATCTCTTGCTATGAGTGCCGGGTTACGAGTGTAACCAACTGAACCGCCATCACGCGGGTCAAAAATGTCGTTTTTGCCGTCAACCACTAAACTTATGTTAGGCAAACCTGAGAAAACATTCTCATCGAATATAAGCTTCATCCAAATATAAGCAGTATAGTGCTTCGGGTCGTCCCATTCCGCGATAGAGCTTTTCATGCCGCACACGTCCTGATTCGGCGTGCCGTTATAAAATTCATATGTTGCAAGCCTTTTATATTTAGTATGCAAGTTGTCGTCCAAAAAAACCTGTTCAACCCCATCTTCTTCAACAATGCCCTCAATCGGCCCTTGCGCAATATTGCCAATAACATGCAGCACGAGATTACCTATATAACTTGTCCCGGTATAGACTCTATTAATACCGACACGACAACGGCCATATATTAGCGGCATGGGTGCGACGTTACTGCATAGGTTTATTTGCCAGCCTGTCTGTTGCATAGGTTGACTTGGAGTCTTTCCTGACATCAAATAACTTGCACCGGCCGAAGCAATAGCCAATGCTACAGTAGCAATGGTCGGAGCATTGGCTATTACAAAATCAGCAATCACCACTCCTGCATATACTAAAAACATCCCTAATTCACTGGGCATTATTTGACTCTCCGAATTGAAATGACATAAAACATTCTCATAGGAGCCGCCTGAACACCGCAATTATAAAAACTGCTTGCCACGTTACCACCACCGATATATACTGCCGGAAAATATTCTCCAATTTCGTTCTGCAACACAAGCAAGTCACCGATTTTAGGTCTTGATACTTCATCACCCTGTAAAGCAAACGCCTTAACAAGCTTGTCCCGTATCTGCCTTTGACTTGAAGTGGCGGCAAATTCTTCATAATTGTCAAGGTTCACTCCGTCCACTTCCAGTATAAGATTGTCCGCTTTTCCCAGTGCTTTTAAAATATCATAAACGAAATAAAGACAGCCTATGCCGCCATCACCTTTCCCGCCATGTTTGTGAGGCATACCGATATACTTTGAAAATACCTCGGCTATTTTCACGCCACCGGCCACACCTGCGTCCTCCCCCACCATACAGACTTGACCATCGTTGCCGCTAAGAACCTATCGCCGCCGAAGTTTGCTTCGTTATGCCGCAGTTTGCACGCTTCGTATGTCTTGTCACAGACACTCATTCCGCCTTTGTAACCACATTCCTTGCCTCGGTAACTCCACGGACAAGCCGTTGACTGCAAGCGTAAAGGTTTTTTGTTCCACAATATCATTTCATTTGTTAAGTCAACCTTTACCATGTTGTCGCCGGTCAATTCCCAACCGCCGATAATACCCCTGAACAGCAGTTGATAGGTGCGCCCTGTCTGGACGTGTGTTTCTCCATCAATTTCGACGTCGGTCTCCGTGACGACTCCCATGTGGATAGACGCCCATTTATTGCGTGCGTCCTGATTTAAAAGACTGCTTGTCATCACCTGGTTCGTGTCGTCAATATTTATGGATAAAGTGTCAACGGCTAGCCCGGCGCCGCCCTGAATTGAGTCAAACTTGAAACCTACCGGGAGATATTTTTCGTCATCATAATAAACCTCGTGATCCGCGTCCGTGAAGCACAACGGCGTATCCAGGCCAAGTCGCAATAAAAAGAAAAACGACAGCCTGTCTCCACGCAAAGCTTTTAAAAAATCAGGTGATAGTGCCCTCAACCCTTCAACCCCTTAAGCTTAATGCCCGTCCGATATACGCGCCGCACAAACAATTCCCGCGATAAATTGTCCTCTGCGAACCGGCATCTTATTCTCTGCCTGCCAAACAGGTCACATGATATGACCGCCCCTTCGTCCGGCGGGTCGTCAAACTCGCAGCGATCCGCACCATCGTCACCTCCGCCGGTCAGGAAATTGACCGCCGTTGATATGCCGTCAACATAAACCACCGTTACGCCGGCGATAATCCCCGGCAAGTCAAACGTGTCTTTCGTCCCGTCCGCGACCGCCACAAATAACCCTTTATGGCTTTCATTGATCGGAGTGAAAAAGTAAAACTCACGAAAGGCGCCTTCGCGGTCCTGGTAAAAATTCCAAAGCTTATCAATGTCCGCCCGCGTCAAGCCGTTATAAGTCAACACAACATCGTATGTCGGGAATGTCCCCTTGCGCCGCCGCTGTTCCTGCCCACCGTCAAACTGTGACACCATGTTGCGCCACACCTGTATGGTTTCGTATGGATATTGCGGTATTGGAGTTTCAGGATATTTAGCCACTTAACAACCCCTTCATCTGGTTCCGGCCCACGTTCTTTTCAAGCGCTGAATTTGTAGCCCGCACAATACTCACCGCGTTTCGCTGGCATAATCTGTCAAAGCCTTCCGCGTCCGGCGAATTGATAACAAAATAATTATTCACGGCCTGGGCCTCGCCATCGCCGCGCACATCAGCCCTAACACCCAGCTCACCGGTCGCCGTCCTCGTCAACGGCATCACCGCCTCCGGGCCTGCCTCGCCCATAGTGCCGAAGCCTCGGCCCATCGGAAACATAACCTGTTTAGCAACTACGCCGCCCTTCGCGAACGGCACCACATCCCCCATGTCAAAAATATTACCCTTTGCACTAGTTAAAAAACCTCCGATCGCCGTCACGGCGACCCCCAGAACATTTTTCAGCCCGCCGGCCAATGACGTCGCTGCCTGTTGTAATGACAGCCGCAGCAGGTCATTGATCATGGCGTCAACCATTTTTCTCACGGAAAACTCGCCTGTCCTGGCGAACTCCATAATCGCATTAGCCCCATCGGACGTCACGCTGTCAATCATATCACCTAGCGTCTTAAATTCTGCTTTTTCAACTTTAGCCGCTTCTTTCAGTGCATCTTTAGCCGCTTTAACTGCCGCGGTAAACTCATCTTGCGTAATAGCCCCGACAGCCAGCAAATCTGAAAGCATCCGCACCCTTGCAATATAGTCTTCCATCGGCGTGCGAATGGTATTTAATACTTCAGCGACTTGCTCTCTGACTTTCAGCTCCTGCATCAAAACAGACGCGTGTTCTAGTTGTGCCGCAGACGCTCCTTTCAGGGCCAAGTCATATAGCCTGACTTCATCTGCCGTCATGCCGAAGGTATCCGCTTCGCGCTGTAACGCCTCTATTTTCTTGATGATTTCATCCGTCAGCCTTACACCTTCATCGACTTCTTTTTTCAACTGCTCAACGGCGTCTTCGCGGCCCTTTATGATTTCTTTGTTCTGTGCGAGTTCACGCGCCAGCATCTCAAGGCGCTGTCTGTCCTTCGGCAGCAAGTCCGCGTACTTGCCTGATTCTATTTCCCACAGCGTTTGCTCAAGCTCTGTTTTCTTGCCCAGTAGCGCAATTTCGCGCACCATTGACGCTATGGCATCCGCGCCACGCTTCCCGAGCCTGTCATCCACGCCGGCGGCCAGCCCTTCGACGAAGCCTTCGCCCGCCTTTCGTCCTGCTTTTTCCGCCGCCCCTTTCATCTTGCCGGACGATGCACCCATGATCTGCTCTACGTCTTTTTCCATGTTGCTGACTATTGCGGACAAATCGCTTTTTATTTCTTTGCGTAACTGGTTTAAATCACTAAATGAAGACTTGCCGCGTAAAGCGTCAAAGAATCCTGCCGCCAGCGCACCTGCCCCGCCTAAAGCAGTGCCGACAAGTTTAAAAATTGAAGCAATGGAAGCGCCTGTGGAGATAAGCACCTTTAACGCGCCATTGAGCAGTTTAGCCGCGCCGGAAAAGCCATCGGTTTCTTTCGCGGAATCAATCAGCCGATCGGTGAAGACTTCCAGCGTCGGCAGTAATTCCCGCGTCAGGCTGATGACAATCCCCTGTTGCACGCCTTTCAGCCGGGCTAAGTTATCGCTGAAGCGCTCAGCCTTCCTTGCCGTTTCGGTATCCAGCACCAGTCCAAACTTGGCAGCTTCGTCAGTCAGCTCTTTTATGCCAGCCGCGCCACTATTTAAAAGCGGTATCATCGCCGCGCCCTGCCTGCCGAATAATTGAACAGCCAATGATGTCTTTTTGACGCCGTCCGGCATTTTAGCAAAATTGTCCGCAACCTCG